CCCCATAACATTCTTTCATGCTCTGGGCGGTACTCAGGCATCTTATCCATAAGCTGATAGTTCATATTCTCTTGTACACTAGCAGCAGCTTCTAAACACTCTGGTGTTTCTTTGCCAATGATAGAAGTCTTAACAGGTCCCGCTGCAGGAAACGTCTCCATCATAGTTTCTGCTTGGAACTTAACGAGTGCTTCAGATAAGAGTGGGTGATATACAGCGCAAGCCCCTTCCCAAGGCTCACTTCTTTGTTCTATTTTAAGACCTAGTAATTCAAGACCATCAACATAAGTTTCTAGCCAATCTTTTCTTGAGTTAATATCATTAGAGAAATCACCAAGTAAATCTGAGGAAAGTTCTGCTAGGTATTGTTCCGGTAGTTCTTCTGCAAGGTTTGCTGAAAACTCTTCTTCAGGCATACGATCAGGATCAATGTTTATCTCCATATCACCAATCTTAATATTGACCTCTTCAGGATCTTCGATCTCTATTTCAATGGCGGTTTCTTGTTCGCCGAGTTCTTCCATCCCTTTGGGTGCTTCGTATAATCCTTTGTCAATATCAGCCATTAGTCTTTCCTTAGTTAATCTATTATTTTATTATTGCCTTGAAGGGGTTTATTAATTAGTTGTGCTAGTTTTGTTACATAGTCAGGGTGTTGCCCAAGGTTTAAATTAACTGGCGAACCTTCTCCGGGCTTCGAACCAAAATATTTACCTATAGATCTAAGTTTTTCATAATTACTTTCTTGAGACTTTATATCTGCAACTGCAACTTTAAGTTCTTCTAAGTCTTTTAAATCTTCAGCATTATTATAATTAAAGCGATCCGTAAGAATAATTTCGTTTTTATTATTAAGACTTACATTGGCCCCACCAATCGTAGTTCTTGCTTGAAAGTTAGGGTCTCTCATTTTTTGTACAAAAGTATCATTATCTCTATCATACAGTTGTGAACCATCTTTATAAACAGGATAGTCTTCATAATTAATAGATCCTTTTCCTTTGTCTATAGCTGTTAACGCGGCTTCGCGTAAGACCATTAATTGTTCATCTGTAAAATTTTGGTTAGTTGTAGGCATATCACGAATATATTCTCCTGCCACACCTATAGGTCCTGGTAGTCTAGCCAGTTGATTTCCTAATATATCTGCAGTGAAGCTACGGGCATTTACGGGTATAAGTTTATTATATAAAGCTCTTAAACCTGTTGCACCTTTTGGTTGTTCCATTACTAAACCCTAATTATAATGCGTATAGTCTTTTGTGTGCTCGACCTCTGAAGATCTGTCTTTCTTCTTCTTCATCGTTTGGTAATCTAATAAATCCACCCTGCCTAAATCTAGCAAGCGCTAAAGTAGTGGAGTCTACCAAGTCATCGTTAGCCCCACTAGGAAAATCGTTACATTCTTCTATAACTTCATGTGCCCAGCGTCTATCAGGTGCCCAAACAACTCCACCATGAAATAAATCAGACACAGCATTCACCCTACTTATTTTATCTTGTCCTTTGCCCGGTGTAAACTCACCTACAGGAATGCCCATTCGCCTAAATTCTTGGTATAAAGCTGCACCATTAGACTTTTTCTCTACAATGAACGCATCAGGCTCCCATTCACGGTACTCTTCTAGGCACATTTGCTTTAATTCAGGGAACTCTAGTCGCTGTTTGATTGAATTTAGCAAAATAATGTTATGGTTGTTAACTTCCTCGTTATAAAACACGCCCCAAGTAGTTAATGCGTTGTAATCCGCCCTATTATTGGCTTCCTGCGCCGCATCTAACGTCATTATTATAAATTCACAGGGTGGTGGATCGTCTTGTTCCCATATATTCCACCATTCACGCTTAATTAGTGCCCCTTCTTCCGATACTGGGTTTTGCATATACTGCGCGTTCCAATATCTTATGTCAATCGAAGCTCTTCTAGACTGTAATTCCTTTATGGGCCAGAACTCTGGCCACAATGATACCTCTTCGCCCTGTTTATCTTCTAAAATCGCAGGGAACTCTACAACTTCCCAGTCATCTACGTCATCATTCTTAACCATTTGATTTATTATCTGTCCTGTCAGGTCTAATTTAGACCATCGAGTCATAACAACAATAATAGCGCCACCAGGCATAAGGCGCTGTAACGGACCAGACTGAAACCATTCCCATGCAGGGAGAAAAACATCAGACTTGCCAAGCTTTGCATCCTGCTCTGAGTGCGGGTCGTCAATAATGAATAGATCGGCACCCCTACCAGCCAAAGCGCCACCAACACCAATTGCAAAATACTCACCATTAAAGTTAGTACCCCAACGAGAAGCGGATTTGCTGTCTGCTTGAAGTGATACATTCGGGAATACGTCTTTGTACGGATCAGAACCAACCAAATTTCGAACCCTACGGCCGAAGTTAACAGCCAGATCCGCAGTGTGCGAAGCCATGATAATCTTTTTCGCAGGGTGTCTACCCAAAAACCACGCGGGAGCCAAGTATGATATAAGTTCTGACTTCCCGTGACGAGGTGCGATGTTAACAATAACCCTTTTTCTTTTACCTTCAGCAATTTCTTCAAACAACTTAGCCAATCTCGCATGGTGTGCTCCTATTTTATAATCAGGATAAACGTGTTTGATAAAATCTAGGAAGTTTGCTTTGCCTTGTTCTTGCGTTACCTCTTTCTGATACTGTTGCAATAGAGTCAGACTTCTCTGCCGTTCTTTCTCTGGCATATCTGGTAGCGCATTTTGTAGTAGTTCTAGATCCTCAACACTAATCATCGTTTATTACTTCGTGTTTCCCATTAATAACTTTGCTTTTTAGTGATTCTATTGTTTCTTTTAGTTCTTTCTCTAGCTCTTCACCACTCTTGGTAATGTGGGTAATCTCTGTTTTCTTTTTAAATGCATCAACGCCATCAATCTCACCTATCTTACTCCAAGCAGATATTCTTTCTCGTGATGTCTTAGCCATCGCTGCTTCTTGTAGGAGTCCGTTGACAACAGAAAGTTTGATATCGGCTAGGTCTTTAGCCACCATGTGACTAGTCTGTGATACTAGACCCGCAAGATAGGCAATGGTTTCATTGGGGTATTCACCGAACTCAGGTTTTAACTCTGGGTTAATCATCATTTCTTTTGCCAAACCTTCTGCGTGCTCCATGTTTTCTGTAGTGGGTTCTATGTTTTCGTCTGCTAAATCACTAACTAGTTTTATTGTCTGTGCTCGCATTGTGAGTTCTTCTTGCACAGGGACATCTGGTAACGCTTCTTTAGCATTTTTAGGGATAGGGATATCGTTTTCTACGTGAGGAACAATGGCCGCACAGATGCTTTCGTTAACATCTTCGAAATCTGATTCTTCTAGTTTGTGTTCTTGTTTTGACATGTGTCGCTGTTACACCTGGGGTTATTTGCAGCTGATGCTCGGAGTATAGGATTCTTTTATAGGTGTTGCAAGTGTTGCCTTGGTTTTGGTAAATTTTTGCGAAATATTTTTTTGGATTGCCTTTTGTAAACTTAGGGGGTGGGTTTCGGTATTTAGGGGGGTGGGGGTTGTTTAGCGGAATCTAGTAACCTAGATTCTAAAGTATATTTTTGGGCTTGTCAACCTTTTGTGGATCTGAGAAATGCGTGGGATTATTTACGTAGATTACAATGTATAGGGCGTATGGGCGCGTACAGAAAATTTGGGTGCATAAGGGGGCGGTAGGGCACTCTAAATGACCGTTTGCTAGCTATATGCCCCCAAAAAATCGCTCTGAAACCCGCGTATTTACTGGGTAGTTGACAAGTAGATTTCGTTGTGAGAATATTTAAAACGTCGACAGGGCAAGTGTCTAACGTCGAATAAATTTAATTATTTTTAATCTACTAGGAGTTACAACATGAGTTATAAAAACGTAAGACTTACCGAAGATAATTACCAAGATAAACTAGAACTTCAAGATCTTATAGGTTTAGAAGACTATGAGGCAGTTTGGTACCAAGATCAAATCAAAAACGCAGAGGCTGAAGCTAGACAGATAGCTAAAAGATATGTTTCTGAACAACTAGCTAAGCTTAATTAATCTACAGTTCAACCGAAGTTTCTCTTCGGTTCATGTTTCGGTTCATGCTGAAACCCACGCCACCACTGAATAGTTCATGGTTCATGGTTTTTTTCAATAGGACATAAGGTTTTAAGATTTTATGAGATCTTAAGTCCCCCTAGCGCC